TTAGTTCTTTCATGCTATCTTCTAATTGAGAGAAGACATGATAGAATTTCATTAATGCGAAGATAATTCCGCTTAAAAATGTAATCACCGCTAACCATTGTTCTAGTGTTAAGTTCATCATGCACCTACTTTCTACTTACAATAAAACCGCCTAGCTTTCGCTAAACGGCTTATTCATATTCTTATTACACAGAATAAAGTTTTGTAATCACATAATCTTTCGCTGCAGTTCCATTATTCTTATGTCCTTTAATTTCTGTATTTGTTACATAAATATACTTATTGAATTTCGCACCATTTAAAGTCTCCAAATGATGAACAATAGCCACACCCGAATAATCCACCGCATGAGTTTTGGGAATAAACATATAATTCAAATCCCATGGCTGCGCTTTTCCCGTATTACTATCATAGGGTTGGTACAATGCGACCCAACCTGTAAAACATTTGTCTAAAGGTATACTTGGTTTCACAGACTGAGTCTCATTTAGATAGGCTGCGCCTTCCCAGATTTTTTCCCCTACGTTTAATAACATTTCCATTAAAGAATCGGTTAAATTCTTACCTGATATTTGTAGTCCGTCTGAAAAATTCTTTACACCTGCGATTTCTTGATTATTCGATAAATTAACAACACTATCTGTAGTAGCCAAAACTTTGAACGGACTATTTTGAGAAGAATTAGGAGAAGTCGTTCTAAATGCAATTAAAGGTGTTGCTAACGAATTCATTCTAATTTCTTGATACATAGATCCTGCAGTGCCCGCAATGGCATGTTGATAAACATATAGAGCAGAATATTTAAATTCAGGTGGCAAATCTGCTTTGTCAGTCATTGTTCCCGCAACTGTAGCATCTAGATAATAAAAACCAGCATAACCTGATAATTCTTTAAATGAAGTTACTCCCTTTGGCAAAGGTAGACCTGAACCATCATCATTAGTTAACTTTTTATTTTGAATGTCAAGGTTTTCCGTTTTACTTAAAAATCTATTATCAGCTTCCTGTTTCGTATAGAAGTTTCCCTCTTTAAACTTTTCAAGTGCTGCATCAACTTCATCTGTTACTGACTTCCCAATGGCTGAAATGCGACCTTCTGCATCCACCAATATATCTGTTATTTGTTTTTTTAGCGTATTTAAATCTACCTTGATCGCTTCAATACGTTTTTCAACATCATCATAATCAGTATTCATTTTATTTAGTGCAGCTTGATATGCTTCATTCAAAGCTTTTACAAGTTTATTGTATTCAGTAATAATTGTTTCAGCTTCTCCGGCATCAATGTCAGCATTTCCTTTAACAATGATTTTAAAGTCTCCCGTAGTATCTCTTTTCCCATCTTTTTGAAACGAAAAATATGCCCTTTTGTACGTCCCTTCTACGCTAAACGCTGCACTAGGAAACGTGTATTCAAATGTTCCTTTTTGCAATTCAGCGTTATTAGAAGAGACGTTTTCAGAATCAAAAACTTTCACTTTTCCGCCTGCAGGTTCTCCCTCAAAGGTAATGATTCCACCCGATAAATCTGGTATCTCATCTCGTCGAGAAATTTTCACAGTAATTGTTTGCATTTTTTCATCGCCGACGCGTCCATAAATAATCGGTGGCATGATTGGATCCTTTGAAAAATCGAGATTTAATATCTTATTCGCCATCAAATCCCTCCTCTATGATATTTTCTTCTATTCTTGTTAGGCTTGTTTATTTTTTTTCTAATTGTTCAATTTTTTCAATAAGCTGTTTATTAGTTAAACTGTTAAGCATCACTTGTTTATTCATATCTAAACTTAAATAGTGGTCTTCATTATGTTTAACACTTAAAAATGGTGAATATTGAGCAATTAGCCCAAGTTCTCTTTTATTAGAAGGCTGTTCTATTGGATTATTACTTTTATAGTTTTGCTTTCTATCAAATTCCACAAAGTTTAACTTTTTGGTTTCTTTGATACCATCAATCTTCGTATCTGTTATATTCTCCTTTAGCCGAACATCTGATTGATTTAGAATTGAAAAACCATTCATGTTTAAATTAGAGTAAAATCCTAAGTTAACATTGTTATTCACTGTAAATTTTGTACTAACACTAGTATTTACCAATGTTGAATTTTTTATTTCTCCAGATCCTCCAACATAACTTCCACCCATGTTTAAATTTGATATTTGAACCCCTGCGTCAAAAACTGTAAAATGTCTCGCAACATCGTTCCCTGAGACTTTTTTTGCTCCGACACTTGCTAACACTCCTGGTTCAGAATAAATATGGATTTCTTCTTTACCTAAAGAAGTAGAAAATGCTCTACCCAGACCTCCTAACTTATTTAAAGTGCCTTCTTTGTTAAATCGCACACCATCAGAATTTAGTTGCATCAATTCAATTTCTCTAGAATCATATATTGAAAATTTGTTAGCATCCATTGTTGATTTTAAAACATTATTATAGTAGTTCTTGATAGCTCCCTTTGACATTATAATTTTGTTATAGCCACTTTCACTTGTAATGTCACTACCTGTAATTGTCACACCTATAATGTTAATAGCTCTCAATGTTCCTGTAGCCATCCTGTCTGCAACAATTAGCCCATTATTTGTCATTGCTAACTCATAGTTACCGTTATATCCAGTTGAGCTAAATCCCAGCCCTCCAACATTCCACCGCCAGACTTTTCTAGCAGTATTTATACTTGTCGTATCCATAATTAATAGTTCTTGAGGATCTGCAAGCGACGGATATATGAGCACATGACCTTTTCCTGGATTTTTGATAATATCAGATGCTTCTTTTTGCGCTTGTTCAAGCCAATCTATTTTGTCTGACAAATCATTAATATTTTCTTTTGAGTCTTCAATTACTTTAGCAAAATCAGTTCTCGCTTCACCTAATTCGATTGACTCATATTGATCTAAAGAAATATTCCACACAGTTTTTACAATTTGTGCCGTTGTATTAATGTTTAGTTGATTAAACGCAACCGTTACCCAATCACATAAATCTACAACCTCAAGGCTTTTAAGTTGTTCATCTGAGACGGAACTCGCTAAGTCTACATAACTAGCTTTTATACTTACACGAGGAATCCCCACATTATTAGACTTAATAAACGATTTAACCATGCCGCGTAAAGCTTCAACATCTTTTGGCTCTTTATCACTAAAATCAACCATTTGTATTCTACGTTCCGTATAATTACTGACATAGTCACTATCAATATATATTTCTGGTAGAGTGATTACTTTTTCATCATCGCCATTACCGATTTTAGCCCAGCCATATATTGAAGTATACGTATTTTCAATGGATTCCTCTTGATTAATATCTGTTAAATTTTTACCGTAGGCAATGACTACATTCGTATCGGTACCGGCTTTTGCTAACAAGCGAACTTGATTATTATTAAAAAGATATTCCCCACCGAAATTATCTAAAATTGAACCAGCGACACCGCCTAAAACTTCTTGCGCATTTTTATATTTTGCGGGGTCTGTAAAATCAATTGAAGATGTAGTCCCCACATCACTGTAAAAAGTAAAATCACTTTTAGGCTCCATCTGACTTCTTAATTGATTCAATGCTGTTTGTGCCGAAATATTAGAATATTTGGAACCGATTTTTACCATTGTGCGCAACAATTTATAGCGATAATGCTCACAGTAAACAGTGACAATCCCTTTGATTGGTTTTGTAATTTGTGCAATTTCAAACCGTTGACTTTTAGCGACCAATGTCGGTCCAGCATCAGCGACTATCCATCTTCCTACTTTCAGCTCATGAAACAAATTCCCTACCACTGGATACTGGAATGTCATATCATAAATACCATTACGTTCCCTTGTAGAAAGAGGATTTATTGCATCTTGTAAAGGACCTATGCCTAGGGAGTTCCAATTGTTATTTTTCTTATCATGTAAAATAATCGTGCTCATACGGCTAAAGTCCTCCATTTTGGCTTAATTTTAAAATCAGTGATATAGGTATAATTGATAATGCTTTCGCCTGGGGGCAGAGTGATTGGGTTATAACCATCTGTATTTAAAAAGCAATATTTTGTGATATTAAGGCCACCATCTTTATAAGCAATGCCTTCTTCGCAATCTAGCGTAATTTTTCCTGTTCCAGCTTCTTTTGCAATCCTGAATTGTTGGCCATTAATATAAATATTACTATCTTGTGTACTACTAGTTTTATTGAAAGTTATAATTGGCAGACTAGAAAAAGCTTCTGGATTCCTAATACCACCTCCACTTTTTATATCTCTTTCATCATCACCATCAAGACGAAAAACGAACGGCTGGCACTTAAAAACAAAATCAACATCTAACCAACTTCTTGTTTTGTCTGCCGCATCTACTTTGCTGTAGCCTAGCGCCTTATAATAGTATTCGCTATATTCACTAAAAATAAGCGGAGCGTAATCTTTTGATAAATAAAGCCACGCAGCTATATCTCTTAACTGCGCGGCAATAGTTGTATCTGCTTGTTTATACAATCGTACTGGAAAGACCTTCTCGATGTCTTTATATTTTCCTTTATCATAAATGACATCAGAGCTCCTTCCATCTACCTCTGTAAACTGCAAAGCGGCTTCCGGAATAGTAAACGTCATTTCGTTTCTTATCCGCATAGCGAATTCATTCGATTGTTTCCCTCTAAATTGAAAATATGGATAGTTCGTTAAATCCATTATAGCCGCCCCCTTGTTTGTCGTTCTGTGAGTGTTGCCAATTGTTGAGAAGTTTCTTCAATTGATTTCTCATTAGAAAGATCTGCATGTTCAATGTTTATATTGATTGTAGGATTGTAGGTTTTCGCAAAGTTGCTATTATTTACAATTTGGCTACCCAAATTAGCAGCGCCCATCATATTTGTGTTTAATGCTAATTCTGGACTAGTAAAGTTAAAATTTGAAAAAGCATTGTCAAATGAGAGTTCCTTAGAAATAGAATCTGCCATATTAGAAGTAAGATGTTTAACATTATCAAATCCTGCTATTATTCCCTTTTCTAAACCAAACATTAGTGCAGAACCATTATCAATTAAAACTTTTTTATCATATGGAATTGGACCTTTTAAACTAGCGATAGTATCTGCGATACCACTAACAAAGCCTTTAACTTTTTCAAATCCCCATTTTATTCCTTTTAGTAATCCACCCATTAAAGATGTACCTGCATCCCATAGTTCATCTCCAACAATTGCAGAACCTAAACTATTTACTAATCTTTTTACTGCCTCTCTAGCCTCTTCTTTATTATTATCAATACCCTCTGCTAAACCATTAATTAATCGTATAGCTGCTTTCCACATTCTATCTGAGAAATTAATAATATTCTCAACTAATTTATCAACTAAATCTGCAGCAGCGTTTACTAATCTGTATAAATTATTTCCAATTCCTTCTATACATTTCACTACTAAATCCATACCTGCATCGACGATTCGTGATAGATTATTAGAAATACCTTGTAGTACGCTAACGATTAACGTCACTCCGGCATCAATGATATCAGGCATTCTAGAAGATAATCCATTTAAGAAATTAATCATCAAATTAACAGCCGCATCGATAATATCTCCCATTCTATTACCGATTGCATTAACAAAATTAACGATAATACTAATTGCTTCATTAGTGACTTTGCCAATATTATTTGCAATTCCACGAAGAAAATTAATCAACAAATTGAAACCAGCTTGCAAAATATCAGGCAAATGTTTATTCAACTCTGAAAGCCACGTGATAATTAATGTAGCCATGTTTTGCACTATTTTAGGTAATTGTTCTGTTATACCTTGAAGCAATGCATTGATTAAACTAGCTCCAGCTCCTAACAACTTTGGTAGTGCTTCAGTAAGTGAACCTAAAAAAGTAGTAATAATCATCGTTGCTGATTCTATGATAGTCGGCATAACTAATAAGATACCATTAGTCAGTGCATTGATTATTTGTACTGCAGATTGAGCAATGATAGGCAACAGCGTGACTATTCCATTAGTAAACGCCATTATCAGTTCCCCAGCAGATACTACAATGCTTGGCAATCCTTGTGCGATACCAGAAATAAAACCAGACACTACTTGTAAAGCTCCAGTAATAATACCTGGTAAAGCATTGGCAATCGCACCTAAAATTCCTTGTAGCGCTGTACCAAAATTTGTACCTAATTGTGGCCCATAAGTCTTGATTCCTTCAGCTAATCCTTTAAAAGAATTCATAATTGTATCAATACCTTTATTTACATCTCCGCCACCCAGAGCTTTTGCTAGTAATTCAAAAACTTTTATAAAAAGACCAACGGGACCCATCATTCCTAGGATAACCATTTTAAGAATTTTTAAACCTACACCAACTATATCAAATGATTTTCCAACTCTCTCAGTTGGGTTTATAAGTTTTTTTAGAGAATCTATCACATTTTTTATTGCTTTACCGATTTTCATGATATTTTGCTCACCTTTGACGGTGAATGCTCCTTCAAGAAAATTACCTAATTCGCTCATATTTTTAATTGAACCAGACATTATTTTTCCGATTGCCTTTATCCCAAGTTTCATATCATTAATTTTTCCAGTAAAATTAATCATTCCTTGCCAAAGACTTTCAGGAAATAGCTTAATAAATTGAGACCTTAATTCCGCGATTTTCTCTCCTGGACCATTGGTTAGCATTTCAACAAAGCCTTTACTTAAAAGCTTTAATCCTTTAAATACTTGATCAATGGGTTTCATGAACGATTTTAAAGTCAACACCATTCCATCAACCTTATTCCTAAAAGTATCTGAAGTTTTATAAAAATAGATGAAAGCTGCGATTAATGCACCAATTCCAGCGATAACTACAGCAAAAGGATTTGCCATCATAGCCACTTTCATTAATGAGAAAGCCGTTTTGACACCATTAATTGCTGTTTTAACACTGTTCATAATTCCGATAGTTGCTTTGAAAGCAATAAAGCCTGCTATAGCACCAACAATAACAGAACCTAGAAATTTAATTATTTGAGCATTTTTACTAATAAGTTCAAACAATTTATCAAAAATAGGAAATTTATCGCCAATTGAGTCTAATAGTTCTGCAAATGCCGCTTTTACATGAGGAATAGAAGCTTTGACAAAAGTAACAATCGCTCTTGGTAATGCTTTTAATATATTTCCAATCATGGGAATAAAGTTACCAAAAAGAAATGTGGCCGTTGTTTCTGCTAACTGATTTAAAGAAGGTTGGATATCTTGTCCAAGAGCCATTTTACCAAGTACATTAGATAAAGAAGCTTTCATAGCTGCGAATGAACCGCTAAGTGTCTCTGCCGCTTCTTTTGCTGTAGTTCCTGTGATATCAAGATTTTCTTGTATTGCGTGAATGGCATTGTATACATCACTTAGGTTACTAATATCATATTTAACGCCTGTAAGTTTTTCGGCATCAGAGAGTAGTCGTTGCATCTCTTCTTTTGTACCACCGTAACCTAATTTCAAGTTATCAAGCATTGTATAGTTTTGCTTTGCAAAACCTTGATAGGCATTTTGAATATCTTGCATATTTGTACCCATTTTGTTGGCGTTGTCAGACATATCAATCATAGCCATATTTGCAACATCTGCTGCTTTTTCTGTATCGCCACCAACAGATTGTAGTAAACTAGCGCTAAAACTTGTTACGTTTTCCATATATGCATTCGCTGATAACCCAGATGTTTTATACGCTTCATCTGCATACTTTTTTACTTTGTCCGCACTACCTTTGAATAATGTTTCAATCCCACCGAGGGATTGTTGTAGATTTGCTCCTTCTGAAATTGCGGTAGAGAATGCAGTTTTAATTGATGAAATAGCTTTGCCTACAACTGCAGAAGCAACTTTTACTAATCCCATTGAGATAGCTAAATTTTTTATAGAAAAACCAGCTTTGTCACTACTGCCTTCCAATTGATCTAGCTGGCTGTTAAGCCCAGCTACACTTTTACCATTAACATCAACATCAATTACAACTTGCCCATCAGCCATCTTCTTCCTCCTCTCCTAAGTCAGTATTAGGTAAGGCATATTTCCTTTTTAACTCTCGCATTCGACGTTTTTCTTTACTTGATTCCCCTTTTTGAGGTTCCCAATTCCTAATCTGAATAATCCTCTGCATAATACAATTATCTGGTAGACTCTCTAAAAGTGCTTGAAACTCTTCCCAACTCATTTTTCCTTGTTCTTCGAAAAGATTAATACCAATTTGACGAAAAGAAGCATAGATATACTTGGCATCATAAACCAAATCTATATCTTTACTATTTATTTTAGTTGGTAATTCATTGCCTAATTCATCAGTTTCAACTTCGGAATGTTGACCTAAAAGCAGGTATTCATCATAAACGTATTTAAACATTTCAAATTTTTGTAGTATATCTAAATCAACTTCCCCAACTAAGATTAGAATCGAAAGTTCAATCTTATCTTCTAATATCAAACTCTCATCTTGTATTATTTCAAAAACATCAAGGACATGATCAAACGCTAAGTTTATTGGAAATTCTTTGCCCAAAAACGAAAAGGATGTAGTCAGCGGATTATTCAACCGCATAATACTCATCCTTTCTTTTTGCTAACTTTTTTTAGATATTCTTGTTTTAATTTTTTTGATTTTTTACCACGCTCATCTAATAATTCAGTCTGTTTCTTAGTGTATTCTTCAATAGATTCACTAATACCTACTGATAAATCGTAAAAGGCGTTTAGCCATGCGATTATGTCTGGGATGTCTTTATACAAAATTGCAAACGTACCTTCACCAAGTACGGAATCATACCCTTTTGTCAACACAGAAATATATAATTCATCACTCATTTCCTCAGAATTTTCATCTAAGTCTTTCAGTTCTTGTACGACTTTATCGTACGTTTCTTCATATTCTTTTATATGCTCTAATGAACAATCAAAGAAAAATTCGTGCCCAGCAATTTTCACTGGAAAACCAGTACGCTCTACTTTAATCTCTAATGCTTTCATTTAATTACCTCCATAAATAAGGACAGCCAAATAGCTGCCCTTATTTTCGTATTTATGCTTGATTATTAAGTGTTAAGGTATGTTGTGCTGTTTTCTTACCATCCTCTGTTTCGCCTTCGGTAACATAAGTACCAACTGGTACCGTTTCTGTCCAAGTAATATTACCTGTTTCAGAGACAGCAAGGCCTTCTGTTACAGGCGTAATAGAATAGTTTACTTTTTTATTTGTAGCATTTTCAGGCAAAACAGTTGCTGTGATTTGTCGGCTACCTGCAGTACCCGCATTTGCTGTGGACGTTTTAGGAGAAAACTCTAAGCCTGTTACAGCAATTGGCGATGTTTTAAATGACGGTACATCTACTTTTTCGCCGCCGTCTGCAAAACCTACTTTGTATGTTCCTGATGGAACGTCGGTGTTTGGCTCAATACCTGTAATTTCTAGAGGGCTTGGACTAGCCGGAACAATGACTTCCTCACCTTTATAAACAATATACTCTCTAGCCATTCTTATTCTCCTTTCTCCATTTCAATGATTACCCCAGTTTTAGTCGGAGTCATTTTACCGATTACTGGGGTTATACTTTTGGGGTGATATTAGGTAAGGTATCAAAGGTAATCGTGCAGCTGAAATCTTCATACTCTGTCGCATCTCCTGCACCAGCGACAATATCTGTTACTGTTGCACGCCCTACATAAGTATCGCCATTCGTCATAATAATTTTATGCCAAATCTTACGATTTTCTCCAATTTTGTATTTTTTACTTGCAATTAATTTTTGTGCGGGATCTTCTGGGTCATAAAATCCTTCAGGACTATAAGCACCAGAAACAGAAGTCACTGTAGTTTCTGGTGTACCATCGCCATCATAGAAACCTGCATCGTCCGTTTCTTCATCGGTATCATCGCCAATTGAACTAATGTACTTGGCAAGACGTTTCCACTCTAACTCGGTAGTTGGTGTTGTTTCTTTCCCAGGTACATACTCAGCAATAAAATGCTGCCGTTTTGCATTTTTGTTCCGTGCAAACATTTGAATATTCATTTTTAATAACATTAATTTTCCTCCTTAAATGTGGTTAATTTTGCTTGAAAATCTAATAAAAAAACGAACCAACCTTGTTCATCAGCTTCATTAATGAACGGTTTGCTCGTTATCATTAAATTATTACACTCAAAAGAGCCATCTTTACTTGATAATTCTTCAATACTTTCTAATACATCTGAAAGAAGCCACAACGTATGCTCTAACTTATTACCGTCTTTTGATTTCATGGCAATTTCATAGTTTAACAACTCGTCTTTGATTCCGTCATAATATTCGGTTTCTACCTTACCGCCCGGTAATGAGTAAATCACTAAACTTTCTAGTGCTGAAAGGTATCCTTTCCGGATATTTAACGGCAAATTTGGAATCTGATTTATCCTTTCGTTTAAACAATCAAGAAAATCCATTATTTAATACCCGCTCCTTTCAAAAAGGCACGTTCCCACGAATTCATATAAGCACCTTTTGCTTTTAAATCCCACCGTGGTCCAGTCCCAGGCGTAGTATATTTTTTTCCATTTAGATAAAATTGGCGTTTCGCATATTTTGTACCATAAATAATCTTTTCACCTTCACTTGATAAATGAGCGCTTTGCCTTAAACTATTATTTTTTCGTGGTACAAATTGATTCATATCTGCCATCGCTTGATTACCCAGCGCATATCTGCCTCGTCTCATTGCCTCAGGGCTTACTTTGGTTCTTACACCGCTTAAATTCACCTTAATCCCCATCAGACTACCTCAATCTCATACGAGTAGACATCATTCGAATAGGCTTCAATTACGGTATCAACTTTAGTGATTACGTGTTCTTTGTCATCGTAAATAACTACTGATTGTTCTTTGAACTCAGGCAAAGGCGTAGTCAATTCGTGATAACAGAAAATCAATCCGTTATACAGCAATTGTTTGCCACTTGATGAAAAAGTATATTGGCTTCCTCTGTCAATTCGGCAATACTCAATAAGGATCGGTTCCTTGTATACTGGCTTGTTCCAATCGCCCTCCCCTAAGTACTCTTTATACTCAAAGGAATCAACTAAGAATTTTTTGGGTGGCTTTGGCATTAGCATGACGAAACACCTCGATATAACAAACCTGTACCTTCCAGATACAAATAAACGTCTTCGGCAGTTAACGACTTACTTTCGTTATTTCCAGAAGGATTGTAGCGACTGGCATTAGAAATACTCGTACGGCCTGCTGAAAAGCTTTGAGGGGCATTGTTGATACTTTCATACGTATCCGCACCAACATCGACAAAATACATTATTTGCGCACACAGAGCGAGTTTAAACTGTTTCACTCTAAATTGCCTAGAATCTTTCGTTATATCATTGAACTGATAAAAGTAATTCGTTACATTATCAATCGCTGCGGTGGCTTTTACTAAATATTTGTCAAAGTTATCTTTATATTCATCTGCGGCGCCTGTAAGCTCTTTAAACTCTTCAAAATCAATATAGGACATCTTAGATTCCTCCTAAAAAAAGAAGGAGACTAAGCTCCTTCTTCCATTTCAATAACAACCCCGCTTGTTGTCGGCGTTAGTTTACCAACTTTCGGGGCTACACTTTTGGGGCAACACCTTTAATAATCGCTTTAGCATTTTTTTCAGGGATATATTTGCCATACTTACCTGCCGCTTGTAACGCTGTGCCTGCGAAATCTTCTGAATCCATAGCACGTGCTACTTGAATACCTACGCCAGCTACACCTACGTTATCAGCTGAAAAAATTGCTACCTCATTTGGTTGAAATTTTTCATCTGGTAACTCTTCTAAAACAAACCCTTTAAATTTGTATAAAGTTTGTTCATCAACATTAGCGGATGAATTTTTAGAAGTTGTTGCAAGTTTTGAATCAATTAATAAGTCGTAAACGTCTGAATTAACATAGGCAACCCATGCAACGTTTTGAGAAACATTGTTATTAACAAATTTCTTATGAGCATTAGAAAATAGTTTTGTAATACCAGCTTCATCTAATGTAGTGGTTAGTTCTTCACTTGCATTGTCAGATAATGCTTTGCCTAACAAGTTATCCACATGTTGCGCCCAGGCAACAGCATGCAAAGCTAAGCGCTCTGCTACAACTTGATCAGGAATATCATTTACAGTAAACTGATCGACACCTTCATGAATTGAAAGTGGCGCTTCATATTTAACTTGTTTATTGACTGATTTAACTTCTTTACGTTTACCAAAACGGCTTGAGCTGCCTGTCCCTGTTCCAAATCCTACATTTTCATCTGTCGAATATGCTTGAATAACAACGTCCGTATCTGTAACTTTCAAATCTAGAAATGTATCGTTTTGAGAGACTCCGTCTTTTGTCTGTAAAGTACCTCCGAAAGCACGTAAAAATACTGCTTTTTTAGCAAACAGTTCTGGCAAAATACCTGCATATTGTTTAGTGTAATATTTGATTGACATAATTTATTTCTCCTTCTTAAATATATTTTTCAACTGCTGCTGCAAACACGTCTGTGTTTCCTTTATCATTTTTAGGATTTCCAGGGTTAACGATTTGCGGCGTTGAAGCTGGGTCTTTATCGGTTTGAAACAAAAAGGCTTTATTTTCTTGTAGTCCCTTTAATTGTTCCTCAAAACCTTGTAAATTACCGTCGACAACTTTAATAGTGTCTTTATCTAGTTGACCAAGTAAGATTTCTTCATCAAGCGCATTCGCTTCTTTTAATGCTAATTTAATTGCGAAATCTTTTTGTTGTTCAGCTAACTGTTTTTCAGAATTATTTTTCGCTTCATCAAACTTTGTTTGTAAATCAGCTAATTTTTGCGTTAAATCATCGTTTCCTTGTGCTGATTCTTTTAAGGCCGTCAATTCTTCTTGGTTAGCTTCTAGTTCTTGCTTAGCGCTGTCACGTTCACTCTCTGCAGTAGCAACTTGCGCATTTAGTTGCGTGACCGTCTTACCATGTAAAGCCATGATAGCCTTCGCTGTTTCTTCCTCAATGCCTAATGCGATTAAATCCTCTTTTTTCATAAATCTGTTCCTCCTAAGTGTTTTTTGAGTGGCAACTCCCACTGTGAGCCGTCTTTTTGAGACTTCCGAGCAGGTCTAGGTATAAAATAAAAAGCCTAACGATAGTTAGACCTGTTTTCTTCTCTTTTTAAATATTCTTCGTAATCGGCATCTAATCGATCGTAAGGATCTTCCTTTGTCTCCATATTCACGCGAAACCCATATCTAATAAAAGCGATAGTGATTGCTAGTGATAAACCAATGACTGGCAATCCAATCACAATGGCGATAAATTTTATTAGCATAGAAACACCTCTTTTTTTATTTTATAAATCATAAAATCCCACTTCTTCTCTCTAAAAATCGTCATAGCGAAAATCTTTTAGCAACGTATTAACCGGGGTGTAAACTTTTTCACGGGCATAATTTCTGCCTAAATACTCATTAGAATCTACTAGTTCTCGTAGTTTCGCTTGGTTTGCTCTTACTTTCTGTTTCCATTGCTTGGCATTGTCAGTATGATCTAATGCTTCGGAAACCATTTGATTCTTTTTAAATTTGACTACTTGGCGCTCTAATTGCCGTTGACGTTTCGTCAATTCAGCAACTTTTTCATTTTCCTTTGCATCAATTTTAGGTTGATTATTTGTATTGATACCAGGGATAAAAGGAATGTGTAAATGATTGCAGTTAATCCCTCTATGCCCGCCAGCAGTTCCATATTCTGCGCCCCAATAAGGGTCGTAAATACTCTTATACTTTTCATTACTTGAAACAGATTCACGTAAATCGGCAACGTGTCCTTGAATCTTAGAACAAGCTTTTCTAGCCCCCATATGGCTAGTGACCAGTACCGTGTGAACGTCATACTCGCTCATACGGTCTTTTCGTAACTTATCATAGGTGTTACCTAATGTAGACTTTAAAACGGTTCGAACGTAACGTTCCAAGCTCCACGTATGACCGCCTTTATCTACAAATGTTGACTTAATCCCTTTCTGTGCCCAACTTTGTATAGTACGTTCTAACGCTTCGTCAAATGTAAATAACCCGCTGTTAAATGCAGCGACTGTCTTATTAATGATTTCATTGTACATTTGGCTGGTGGCTGTTCCATAACCGAAGTTAGTGGATAACAACGTTTGATTTACATAGTTGTTAATATCAGACCACACTTGGTCGTGATAGGCTTTCATAATATTGTCTAAATCTGTTGGCATAGGCTTTGGATCATAAGGTAATTCTTTATCAATATCTTTTACAATTTTTTGCCCGGTACTTTCAAACATTCGCTCTATTTCAGATTCAGCAATTCCTGTTACTTGAGAAATGACTTTTGCGGTTTCTTTGTTAAACAAATGTAACTCTTGAAGCTTTTCTCTTTGCCAATCTAAAATATTCTCGTTACCGTTTTTTAAACGCTTAGCGATGATTCGTATTAATTCGCCCTCTAACGATTGGTAGAGGTGTGACATATTAGAGGACCATAAATCTAATTGATGAGGCGTAATCATTATTCCTCATCTCCTAGTTCATTTTCCGCCGATATTCTTTCTTGTTCTGGGTAGTCCATTTCTAACGTTTCTGCTCTAATCTCGTAAACTATTTTTTTGGCCTCTTTTTCAGTCACACCCGTTAATTTCTGAATAGCGCTTAGTTTTGATGAAAGACCAGCTGTAACTAATTTAGAGTAATAATCAGCTTTGGCATCTTGAGATTGAAAAACACCGTCATCAAAATCTATATTAATGCCTAGTTCTTTTGAATATTTGAATAGATTAAATGCTGCGGCCAATTCGAATATAGTTGTAATTAATTCTTTTAATGCTTCTTCCACAATTAAGACATTATCTGAACGGGTAGAAAAAGTCTCAGAATTTTCGCTGATGATTTCCGTAGCTGTTTTGACTGATTGTCCATCAAAGCTAAATGTTCCACTTGAAAAACCGGTTTGTAATTCAACAATTCGTAAAATAAAATTGATTGTCTCAATAAATTCCTGTGACCGTAACGTAGGAACAAATTCACTAATAAAAGGATCGTCTGATTTCAACCGTTGATATACAGATGTCTTACTGTCAAATCGTTTTATAGGATTCCCTTTTTCATCATATCTAACTTTGAAGAAATGATCTGAAGCTAATATTTTTCTTCTCGCTTCTTCAACTTCATTCATAAATTCATCGTATTTTTCGTTAATATCAATCAATTGGCGCTTCGCGTTGTCAATAATACCTAAACTCAATGGACTATCGATATCTATGTTGTTTTTTCCAGCTAGTTTTATATAGACAAATAATGGTCGAGTAAATCCGACTAAAGCAGTCTCCTCTTTTAGTTCCTTGTACTTGTCTAATGTCGGTAATGGTACCCTAACACCTGTTTGAGATTGTTCTTCTGAACGATACAATTCGTTTCTGATATAGTAAGTGCTATTTTCCCACTCATGAAATTCTAAAAGTGTGTAATAAACATTTTTCTTACCTTCATTCTGTTGTGTAATCGTAGCAATAGCTGCTTCAGATATATCATTAGTGTTGGACTGTAAAGGGTAAAAAGTATCAGCTCGGCAAAAGGATATTTTTATTTTGTTTGTCTTTGTGTCTACATAGGGACGTAGGACAAGCCCTCCTATTGCATATCCTGCTTCCAGCTCTTCACCAAAGTTCTTACGAAACTTATTATCGTTAAAAACTGATTGTAAAAACTGGTCCGCTTCATCATTATCAATGCTTATCGCACACCCGTCATTAAAGACTAGCTTAGCTAATTTGCGAGAAACTACTTTTGATACATTTAATGAATGAAAAGCCCTGTGCATACGCATACCATCACTATTAACGTAGCTCACATCAGGAAACTTATTTTTATATATGCGTTTGTTGTCCATTATTCTATCGATTTCAGCAGTATTTACTCCGATTTTTGGATGATCTGTAATTCTATTAAGTGTTTCTACCATACCTATTTTTGCACCTCCAATCCTGAACATCGCTTTTAATTTGTCAAACATGTAAACACCTCTTTTCTAGGCGATATAGGTTTTATAAAAGTAATTATTACCATACCTTGCTTCATCAAGTGCATGATTATATTTATCTACGGGCAATCCATTATCATTTCTCACATACATAGAGATTTCTTTTTCAAAATTATAGTGGTCAAATTCTTCTCCACATTCTAAAACTATAAATTGGCCACTTATCATGGTGTTTTGTAGTCGTTCTATTCCAACCTCTATCTTTAAACCATTACTTGAAACTTTATCGGAGCTATTGTTATCAGCTTTATCTGTAATAATCCCTATTAAGTCAAGCTCAGAACGTAACGTTTTACAGGCAGGATCGACAAAGAAATAATTCCAGTGTGGCAAATGGTTCCATTTTGTATAACACCACTCAACAAACTGTTTAATCTCTTTTGCATAAATTGACATCGCTTTTGTTTCTCCCGTATCCGTTCCGCTATGATAGTAGTTTGCTAAACGATACAGATAAAATTTCCCAGCATAGAAGGTGACAACCCAAAATGCACAGGTAGTTGCATCAGCTTGGCCACCATCAGCAGTAAAAAACGTTTCAATGATGTTTCCTTTTATTTCGGTTGCCTTGTTGTTCTTACCGAACATCGAGTAAATAACACCTTGTGGTAGCACTCTATGACCATACCAGTCACGTTCTAAAAGATATTCGCTACTTGATAACTCATCGTATAACTGCTGCTTTCTTGATTCACTTAAGATTGGATTATCATCTGGTGTCCAATGACGAAATAAAAAACGTCCTGATTTCTCAAAACGTTCTAACAATTCTAAATTAGGGTGATTCGGTGCTGGCGGATTCTGTTCGCCTAAATGATAGCGCCATTCTGCAGCAAAAGTACGTCTAAAGCACTCATTAATGAAATCTTTATGCAGCAAGTTAAATTCTAAGAAAGTAACTGAGCCTAACGACATACCCGTAATAGCACCAACCGAATTGATTTTGCCGCCGCCTTTGTAATAAATCTTTTTTTCTCCGTTAGGTGCATATAAAAGCAAATGGTCCCCATGCTCATCATGTCGAATATCTGAAACACCATCAAAGATATGCATTAAGCCTAAACCGTCACCGTCCATAAACATTCGGAAAGCTTGTTCTTGATTATAAGCAGTCACAAGATGGTTCTGGTCTGGTGAGCGTAAATAGAAGTCTGCCATTTTAAATATATCACTGGTGGTTTTTCCGCTACGAGGAGTGCCTTCGTTTAGTTCAAAGGTTACTTTACTTGTATCATAATTGATATTTGCCACTTGCTTATCACTAAAATTAATTGCCATCGCTCACACCTCGTGATTTTACTTCTAACAAGGCTTCTAGCAATTCATTAGCTTTACCTCCAGCGGTTAACTTATCAGCCTTATTCGTAAGTATTTTCGCTTCTGCTTGAGCTTTTTCAGTTTGCGCTTGTTTTAATTCATCAGTAGCAATATACTTCATCAACTCACTCATAGCCTTTTGCTTATCGTAAAGCTTAACTGATACACCGTCTTTACCTTTTTTAACTTCCTGAATCAATGTACCGTCAACCTCGTTCGAATCTTTAAGAGAGACATTTGAAACTTTGTATGTTTTTACTTCGCCTGTTTCTTCGTCTATAACCTCTTCACCATTAATATCTTTAAACGGATATTCATCATAACCAAATTCTGTAAAATCGGTAATATCGGCAAATGCTTGCTTAACATACTCTTGTATCAAGTCTTTAATATCCACAAACACATCTTGTTGCAACTCTGCTTTTAAACGGTGCAACTCTTTTTTTATGCTATCTTTTGCTATCAACCTAATGCTATTGGCTCTAGCTGAATTATAGTCACATCCGTATGCTTGTTGATATGCCTTAGTGGCGTTAAAATGCTGTAAATAAAATAAACAGAACATTTTCTGTTGCTCTGTTAAAGCATCATTCTCTATAACGGGTTGCGACTCTTTTTTGTATGCAACCTTTTTCTTTTTGGTTGCAACCTCTTTAGGAGGCGCGTTCCATTTGCGAGATTTCCAAGACTTCACGGTGTTAATAGATACATCGTATTTATCTGCTATATCTTTATACTTCATACCATTTTTATAATCCTCATATGCTAAGTCCCATTTCTGCACATCCAACGCCACCTCCTAATTAATTTTATGTAAATGTGCGACAGATACATTAATACCTGTTATACTCTTTATATGGTAGTACTCCTTTTTTAAAAGCTTAAGTTCAGAGATTACAATCTATCTTAATTTTGACACTAACGCTACCTAGCCACTAGACCCATAATCTAGTGGTTTTTTTACGTACAAAAAAAGACCACTCATTTTTATTGAGTAGTCTAAAGATTTATATTAGACTGCCTAGCCAATCTAACACTTATTTAACAATACTAGGTTGCTAGCCACTTTATCCTGTTTCCGCAGGCTGGCTAATTCTGAAAGGAGGTGAACCGATCGTTAAAGTAAGAAACATTTATTGACGATTTTTTTATTTAAGTAGCTATGCTACCTATTGGCGTGACAGGATTCGAACCCGCATCTTATCTCACACGAAGTAAGTTGTATTACCACAATGCTACACGCCAAACCAGAAGGAGCGACCTTCTAGCAATTGCTAATAAATCAAATTAACCTTTACACACTCTCGTCAGAATGTTTTCCCTTCAGGACGTAGCTTTCGCAGACTTTCACGGCTAAAATGATTATGTCACTGGCAAGGATTTGCACCTTGTATGGTCTATATTCCACCACAGTGACCAATCAATCAAACACCAGCAAAAACAATTGATTAAGTTTATCCTAAACGTACCTAGCTGCTACTCTATGAGTTTAGGAATTGCTCTCGTGCATAAGCAGCTGCCGCAGAGATCTGGTTAATGTTCTTATCGTCATATGCTGGGATAGAGCAATATACCTAACCTCGACTAGTATGAATCAGGTAGTTACTACTGCATCCCTAGCAACTATTTGTGTCACTTGCAAACCTGTAGAAAAAAGAGGAGGTTATTCACCTCCCCTCTAAGGAACGTATCAGTTTGCGAGTGATAGTGTGATCAGTGTTAGCAACGAGATAATATTTATTTTTGATTTCCTTACACTTCTCACACTACTAATTTACCATGTGAAATAACCTCGATAGTGCACAAATAGTGCAAATTATATATCTAAATTTAATTCTTTTGCGATTTCTTCAAAAAATATTCTTTGTAATTCGAAGGCCTTTCTTCTACTACAAAATATTTTCCCTTGATCAATTAATCCTTGCATAGTGAATCTAGGCCGTTTTTTAAAATGAAGTTCTTGAATGATAGTGATGGTATCCTCACACGATTCACTAAGCACTTTGTCAATGATGCGTTTATTCCGTTCTAAGCTTGCTAGCCGCCTGTCTTGTTCAATCGTAATAAGTAAATTGGCAGCAGCTTCATTATTTCCGTGTGATCCTTTAATGCCACTGTTCAAATCACTTTCTCTAAATGGATAACGTAATTCTTCTTCGCGTTGCCGAATATAGTCATCGGTTTTATAATAGTCCCCTAAAATATCTTTGATATAGTTAAATGTTGATGTCCGCAACTAATCATCATCTCCTAATACTGTTATTGGTCTACCATATTTCAAAATTTTCCATTCGCCATCTTTCATATTGGTTTTATTCATATGATTTCTTTCATCACGAGCTATCGTATAATCGAAAAATAAATCGGCTTGCTCTGCTCCATGTAAGTATTCAACATAAACGCCATCGACTTGCCTTCCTATGATATAAACTTCTGGATAACTCATACGCTGGAACCTCCTAAATATAGCCCTAATCCCAAAATAAACGAGCATGAAAGGAAATAAACGAGGTCACTGCTTGTTATGTCATTGCTATACACGAAATGGCTCACGGTTGCTTTTGCTACAAGAATCATTATTGCAATGCCACTAACTTTATTTATTACTCTTTTCCAGTTGCGTTTCATTTATTCACCATCCACCTTCACAGCAAACGGCCAATAGCGCTCATCAACTGCTTTGATTTCTTGTTCTGTTAACATATCCACCTTTTCCTTACATGTCGTAAAATCAATTGCTCCCGCTAAATTTAAAAAAGTATATCCTGTGTTAGTCGCCCCTTTGTCTGGTAATAAAACGTGATATAAAGGTCCCTTCTCGACTTCGTAGCCGT